CGTCGGTCCACACTTCCTCTGCGCGTGCACTCCTCCCGAAGCGCACGGTGGCACGGGCTACGCGGTCCGCGCCCACCTCGACAGATTCGATGACGCCGACCACGTCCCGGGAGTCGTGGTCGACAAGCAGATTGGCCCCGCTGCGCAGGCGCCCCTGGCGCATGGCGGTGGGCGTGATGTCCAAAATCTCGATGCCCCAGTAGCGCTCGTAGGGCGTCTCGCTGGCGAAGGCCAGCGTGGCGGTGCGCGCTTGCTCGTCGATGGCGGCGCGCTCTACCTGCAGGGCGCGCTCGGTGCGGCCCTTGGGCAGGGCGCGCTGGAGATTGGCTGGGAGCTTGCTCATGCGCCGCATGGTGCGGCGGAGCTTGTCAAGCGCGTAAGGCAAGCGGCTTGACAGTGCTCAATTCAGTGGCCGAGGAACACCAGCTCCTCCTGCCGCTTCTTGCGCGGCCGGCGCGGGCGCACGGGCACGAAGGGCACATCAAGCCAGGGCCGGTTGCTGAAGGCCCCGCCGCCTGGCTGCACCACGGGCGGCGCCTGCACGGCCAGCAGGCCCAGCGAGGCCACGGCCAGCGGGGCGAAGCCGATGCCGTGCAGGGCAATGGCACGGGGGCTCAGGCTCATTGCCGAGTGACCGTGGTGACGCTGCCCACCGTGGCCAGGCTCTGCACGATGGTGCCGGCGATGCGGCTGGTGGGCGTGACGGTGAGCGGCGCAGTGATGCCGTGCAGGGCGGCCAGCTCTTCGATCATTTGGCCAGGGTTGCCGCTGAAGGTTTGGCTGGCGGCCGTGGTGCTGACGGTGACCGCCTGGCCGGCCTGGGCGATGGTTTGCGTGATGTCGGCCGTGCTGCGCGTGCTGGCGGCCACCGTGAGCGGCGCACCGAGGCCGTGCAGTTGCCAGACCTGGCGCAGCAGCAGCACCTGGGCGCCGCTGAGGGCCCAGGTGGTGCCCAGCGTGCCGTCCACGCCCGTGACGTAGCCGGGCTCGACATAGCCGGGGGCCACGTAGCCACCGAAAGTGTCCGCGGCTTCTGTGGCGGCCAGGGTGCCGGTGCGTGGGCTGAAGCTCAGGGCGCCGCTACCGCTGAAGGTGTCAGCGCCTGCTTCGCTGGCATCCAGCGCGCCCTGGGTCTGGCCGGCGCCCGAGGCGCTGAAGATGTCGCTGCCCGCTTCAGTAGCCGCCAGAGCACCGGCCACCCGCACGCTGCCAGAAGCGGCCAGGGTATCGGTGCCGGCTTCAGTGGCGGCCAGGGCGCCCGCCACCTGCACGCGGCCGTTGGCGGCCAGGGTGTCGATGCCTGTTTCTGCCGCTGCGGCGCTGCCCTGCACGCGCACGGTGCCGCTGGCCGCCAGGCTGTCGGCGCCGGTTTCTGCGGCTGCGGCGCTGCCTTGCACACGCACGGAGCCGGTGGCCGCCAGGGCGTCTGTGCCGGTCTCGGTGGCAGCCAGTGTGCCCAAGGCCTGCACCACGCCAGAGCCGGCGGCGGCAAAGGTGTCTGCCCCGGTTTCGGCGGCTGCGGCGCTGCCTTGCACCACCACCTTGCCGGCAGCGGCCAGCGTGTCGCTGCCGGCTTCGGTGGCGGCCAGGGCGCCCTTGACGATGACGTCACCAAGGGCGGCAAAGGTGTCTGCGCCGCTCTCAGAGGCCGCCAGGCTGCCCTTGACGATGACCTTGCCGGTGGCCGCCAGGGTGTCTGCGCCCGTCTCGCTGGCCGCGAGCGCACCCCTGACGATGACGTCACCAGTGGCTGCAAAGGTGTCAGCCCCGGCCTCAGTCGCGGCAAGCGTGCCGCGCACAAGCACCTTGCCCGCCGCTGCCAGCGTATCGGCGCCGGCCTCAGTGGCTGCAAGCGCGCCCTTGACGATGACATCGCCCGCCGCGCTGAAGGTGTCTGCGCCGGCCTCGCTGGCCGCCATGGTGCCGGCGATGGCCTGATCGGTGACGGTACCGGTGGCCGCAAACGTGTCGGCGCCGGCCTCGCTGGCCGCCAGGCTGCCCTTGACGTGCACATCACCGGTGGCGGCAAAGGTGTCGGCGCCGGTTTCTGTGGCTGCCAGCGTGCCAGTGACAGGCGCAAGCGCAGCCTCGCGCACGCGCAGCAGCACCACGGGGCCGCGCACGTTGGTAAGCGTGCCGGCCAAAGTGGCGGTGACCGTGGGCGCTGTGGTAGAGCTGCCGGCCGTGACCGCCGCCCAGGCGCTGTAGCCGCCGATGTCGTTACCGGTCTGGCTGTCGGGCTCGTTCAGCTCGGTGGCTGTGCCGAACGTGGCGCCCGTGGCCGTGATGCTCTGCGCCGAGAACTGCGATGGAGTCTGAACGTCCGTCGGGATACACATCGCCCAGATGGCGCGGTCACCCGTCTGGAAGTTGGTCGCCGTTGCGCCGTTGGTGAGCGCGATGGACATCGGGCTCGTTGGCGTAGTAGTGCGTTGGCCGTCTGCGCTGCCGAACTCAGCAGCGCCTGCACCCTTGGGGATGCGGACCATGAACGCCCAGGTCACATCGTTGCCGCCGATGGTGACGGTCAGCGTGCCTGTCTGCCCAGCGACAGGCGTGTTCCAGGAATAAACCCGGAGGTTGGTGTTGCCGGTGTCGGCACCCTGCGCCGTGTAGCCCCCAGCGCCCGTCAGTTCATCGCGCAGCGTCCATCCGCTGGGCGTGGTGACCGTGCCGCCCGTGGTCGTCGTCGGTTTCTGACCGACGAACAGCAGCACCACATCCGAGGCAAGAATGCCAGCCGGATATGCGGGGGCTACGGTGGTGCCGGCTGACGCGCTATACGCGGCTGCGGCTGCTACTGGGGTGCCGAGTGCCACGGCTTACCCCTTTACGGCTGGTAGTTCGGGAGGCCGAACTTGTTGCGCTGGTAGAAGAACAGGAACTGCAGGATGTAGATCTTCTCTTCGAAGGTGTCCAGCACGTTGGTGCCGTCGCGGAAAAACCGATTCACCAGCACGGTGTTGGGCGCCCAGCTTGCGTCGTAAAACTCGACTTGGCTGTAGAGCTGATAGCATTTGTAGGCCGTGCCATCGACGGCCGCAGCCTGCCCGCCAGACACCGCCGCGGCGCTGAAAGCAGACCCCGGCGTGCCGAAGCTGGACTCACGCCGAAAACGCACATTGCCCGTGGCCGTGGTGTTGCCCACTGCCCAGGTGATGCCAAAGCGCACGCCCGTACCCGGTGCCCAGTCGTGGGGCAGGCTGAAGTTGGCGTAGGCCTCCATGGTCTGGTCGGGGTAGTAGGCCCAGGCGTTCAGGCCGCCCTGCCAGACCTCAAGCTCGGGCGTGGACGGCACGCCGTAGAGCACCGACGGCGCGACCGCGACGGAGTGCCAAGCCTGGCCGGTACGCTCGTCCAGCTCGGCAAAGTTGCCGTCCACCTCGGCGGGCGTCAGCAACCCGCCGAGCTTGTCGGCGATGTAGGTGAGCAGGGCCACAGCGTCAGGCGTGCGTGATGGTGGCGCTGTTGATAGTGACGGTCTGGCCAGCGGTGATGCTGGTGCTGTCCAGGTTGATGTCGCTGCCCGTGGTGCCCACCGTCAAGCCGGTGACGATGTCAGTGCCGCCTGAGGCCGTGCGGATGCGCGCGGCTGCGGCGGTGCCGGTGTTGTCTGCCGAGGTGTCTGAGCGCGGAAAGCCGCTGAAGGTGAGCACGCCCGCGCTGGCCGTGCCGGCCGGGTTGCCCAGGGCGATGGTGGCCAGCACGCTGGCCATGCCGGTGGTGCCGATCTCCAGCACGCCGGCGGTGCCGATCTGGCTGACGACGGCTTCTAGGCGGGCATTTTTGACAGCGGTGGTGTAGGTAACGGCCATGGTTCAGGCTCCTTGAGAATCAGGTTTCGTAGGTGGTGACCGTGCGCACGATCTCGTCGTTGTCGTCGCGCTCCACCGTCTGCACGGCACGGGCCGGGTGGGTGTTGTGGACGGTGACGGGGGCGGGCTCGACCTGGTTGATGACGGTGACGGCCGGGGCCTCGGCCCGGGACTCGGGCATGACGGCCTCGATGTGCACCTGGGGCTCGGGCGTTTCGATGTGCGCCTCGAGCTGCACGTCGGCCTGGCGGATGGTGATCGGCGCGTGCACTGTCACCTGGCTGGCGGGCTGCTCCAGGCGCAGGTCAATGCGTTGGGGCTCGCGCGGCTGGGCGGCCTGCATGGCGCGGGCCATGGCGTCGATGACGGCGGCCATGGGGGTGGCCTGGGCGCGGCCTGCCTCCGCGTCGTCGCCAGCCTGGGCGGCGGGTGTGCTGGCCTGAGCCGGCGCGCCTGCACCAGGCGTCGCGTCGTAGGCCGTCAGGCGCACGCCGTCCTCGGCGGCCAGGTCTTGCGCGGCCTTGATGGCGGCCAGGGTGTCGTCGAAGTCGTAGCCCATGGCCGCGCTCAGGTCTTGCGGGCTCATCAGGCCAGCCTTGACCTTGAGGATGTTGGCCTCGGTGTCGGCCTTGGGGTCCACCCAGTCCCAGCGGCGGGCCTGCCACTGGTGCACGCGGAACTTGTCGGCCTTGGCCGCGGGCAGCGCGCTGCCGTTGGGCATGACGATCAGGCCCTTCATCAGGCACCACTGCAGCCAGGCCTGGAAGACGGGCTCCATGAAGGTGGCGATGAACCACTCCTGGTCTGCGGCCCAGCGGTCGCGCTCTTCCAGCGTGCCGCTGCGGATGCTGGAGAAGTTGACGCCCTCCAGGTCGTTGGCCAGGGAGTGGTACGCGATGCCCCAGCCTGATGCGATGCGCTGCAGGTGGTGTTTGACGAAGGGGCCGACCACCTGGTCGGGGTAGCGGCTCTCGTGCGCCTGGAACGTGACGCCAGGCGGCAGCACGTCGTAGGTGCCCGGCTGGGTGACAGTGATGTTCTCGCCCTCGCCGTCCACCGCGCCGATGGGGCTTTGGCCATCGGGCGTCTGGAAGAAGCCGAAGTGGTTGGCACCGTTCTCGGCGGCCAGCAGCGTGGCCAGGCTGAACTTGCCCAGGTGGTGCAGGCTGAGCACGCCCGGGGCCATCCAGGGCACGCCGCGGGCTTGCTCGGGGCGCTCCACGCGCAGCACGTGCAGCACCTCGCCAATGGGCAGGCGGATGCGCTGGCGGCTGCTGGCGGCGCCGTCGTTGGGGTGGGCCTCGAAGATCCACACGGCCTGCGGGCGGTGGAACTCGTCGATTTCCACGCCCATGACCACCGCGTTTTGCGCACCCGCACGGGCCACGGTGTAGGTGGTGTCGATGCGGTCTACGTCGATGGCCTGCAGGGCAAAGCCGAAGCGGTTGCCCGCCTGCGGGCCGCGCACGATGCGCACCAGAAACTCGCCGTCGCTGGGCAGCTGGCCCACCAGCGTGTCGCACAGATCACGCAGGCTTTGGCGGCCGGTGACGTCGCACTGCGCGCTCCACTCGGCCCAGGCGGCCTCGATGGCCTGGTTGGCCAGGCGGTCGGGCCGATCAGGGCCGTCTGACACGCGGGCCTGCAGGCGGATGCCGCCCGGGCCCACGATGTTGGACTGCACCATCAGGCGGAACTTGCGGGCGTAGTCGTTGTTGTTTATCAGCTGCCGGCAGCGGGCGCGCAGGCGGTCGAGGTCGCCGCGCAGCTCCTGGTTGATGCTGACGGTGGTGGCCTGCCAGTCAGAGGTCAGGCGGTCCAGGCGGGCGGCCTCGAAGCGGCGTTTCTGCACGCGGGCCACCGGCGCAATGCGCTGGGCCAGCCACTGGCGGGTGCTGGTGATGATGTTCATCCAAACCTCACGAAGACGCGGCGCCGGTCAGGCAGGCCGGCGGCCACGGCGGCGGCGGCGTCTTCGCGCAGCACCTCCGCGCGGTACTTGTCGCGCAGGGCCAGCAGATCGGCCACGGGGATGTGCTTCAGGCTGCGCCCTGCGATGGTGTATTCGGCCGTGCTGCTGCTGGCCCGGCCCTCGATGACGGCCTCGATGGCGTCCAGCGTCTTGCGGGCGTGGGTGCGGGCGTCGAAGGTGGCGGCGCTGAAGGCGTTGCGCACCGTGAGGCGCCCCTCGCCCACGGTGTAGACCTCGCCGGCCTTGCTGACGCGGGCGCGCCAGTCGTAGGTGCCGGCGGCGTAGCCCGCGGTGGTGGCGGCGGCCACGGTGACGGCGTGGTCGTCTCCCGAGGCCGAGGCGTTGACGGTGATCTTGGCGCTGGCGTTGATGAGCGTGTAGCTCAGGGCCCAGCCGGCGCTGGCGGGGTAGTCAGCCAGGCTGCGCGTCCAGCGCCAGGTGTCGCCGGCGTTGACGCTGCTGGGCTCAATGGTGGGGGTGTCGGCCATGCGTTAAGGCGCCCGGGCAGGGCGCGGTTGCGGCTGACGATAGGGCCCGGCCTGTCAAGCCGGTAAGGCAAGGCGCTTGACGCCGGCCGCCGGCTCGTCTTCAGCCAGGATTTGGTGGATGCGTTGGCGGCTGAGCCGGTAGCGGCGGCACAGCAGGCCGATGTGCTCGCCG